TCGCATCTTTTCACATGTGTCTCTGTTGTTGTTTGTTTTTTTTTTTTTTTTCAAGCAGAAGACGGCATACGAGATCGTTTCACGTGACTGGAGTTCAGACGTGTGTCTTCCGATCTAACCAGCCGCCACCGATACCGAACCGATGCCAGGAACAGGAACGGTGGTGCCGTCTGCGCCGTCGATGGTCACGGTCAGCGCGCCGGCTGTGCCGTTGCGAAGCTCCAAGACTTCACGACTGCCGACGCCGCCATAAACCAGCGTATCGGCTGCAGTCAGCGTGGTGCTGGTGACGGTGCGGACACCGGAGCCCTGCAGGGTTGTGCGAGCGATAGTTGCCATTTAGTTTTTCTCCTTAGCCGACGTAGATGACTTTGCCGTCGAGTTCGAGCGTCACTTCAGCCATGGCGATGGCATCAGCGTTGCCGATGTTGGTTTTGAAGCTCATGACCTGAGCAGTGAAGTACTGGATGTCAGCGTTTGGCAGCGTGACCTTGACGGCCACCTGCGAATCGGTGCCCGGGTTAGCCAGACCGGCAATGCGCAGGACATTCTGGCCAGAGTCGGAGTCCGACAGGGCCATAGGGATGGCCAGCGAGCCGTAGTTCACCGAACCGCGGCGCTTGTTGACCACGCCGGAAGCCAGCGGAGTGTGAGTTGCCAGCGCAGCTTCTGCGCCAAATGCCGGAACTTCGGCAGCTTCACCAACCAGTGCATAGGTCAGGGCAGCAAAGCCAGTGCTGTCGTAGGTCGCAGGCGACGAGTCAGACACGGAAATCAGCGTGCCGACCGAGCTAAAAATATCGTTAGCCATGTTCAAATCCTCATTTTCGGGTGGTTGTTTGTGCCGCCCACCCGACTGGGGAGCGATGCACTCTGTTCGCCCATAAAAAAACCCGCTCGATGGCGGGTCTTTGTGGGCAGATTCTTTAGCCTAGAGAGGCTTTGACTCTGGCAAGGTTCACGCGAACCATGCCTCCGGGCGATTGGGCTGAAGAGCCGTACTCAAGCGGCACTGCATAGGGCAAATTGTTGACCAGGTAGAACACGCGGCCCGGTGCTGCAGCGATCGATGCCGAAGCCTTTGCAGCCGAAGCGCTACCCTGCTTGTCTTTCGCCTCAAGCGTTCCGGCTTCGGGCGCATCAATGCTCGCCTGCCAGTTGGCGCGAGCGCGGCCTGTATCCACCGGCGTGTCCTGAATCACACCTGCAGTGATGTCCAAGCAGACCTTTCGGACGCCCAGATCAGCCTGCTTGCCAGCCTTGGCGACAAAGCGGCGCAAATCCAGCTCGAAGCTCACGATGCAAACCAGTCGATGGTGATCGGGACGGCGTAACGGTCTCCGACCATAAACGACGAGCCGATGGTGGTCTGGCGAATGGCCACGGTGACGCCAGCCTTACTGCCGCGCCATGCAGCGGGGAATAACGCCTCGATCTGCTCAGCAGCCAGTCTGCCGGGCTTGCGCGTGCCGTCCTTCGCGGCCATGACCGTGACCTGCCAAAGCCCTGTGCGGTTGCTACGCGCACCGCCAGCAACAGGACGGTGCTGCGTGAGGTCGCCCAGCATCGTCTCGCGCAGATACGTCGTGCCGGCCACTGGCGTGTAATTGCCATTTTCAGGGGCAACGGGGATCGGCAACGTGGCCAAGCGCGTGGCCAGAATCTCGGAAACTGTCGAGGTCGTCATCAGCTCGCCCTTAGTTGGCAGATGTAGATCACGTCACGAGCCTTCAAGCGAACCGATTGAACGCTCATGATTCGCGCCGTAGCCGAGCCGACAACCTCGAAAAAGTACTCGTAGAAGTCATTGATCTCTGGGCTGCCAGCTGAGGCAAACCAGCCCTTTTGTGGCCGCAGACTCAGCTTCGGCAATATCAGCCGGGCATCAGTCATCAATATATTGGTGCCATCAGCATCGGTCGCCGTGTAGCGCCCCAGATAGCCCATGGTGGTTATCGCTATCGGTGCAGCCGGCGTAATGGGGTCGCCCGTGATGGGGTCGAACTCAATGAAGCCAGCCTGGCCATTGGTCAGGTTTACAGTCTCGCCAAAATTGCGCAGCAGTCGAGCGGCTGTGACGGCTAGGTCAGTCATGCGCGCACCAGTCGGACTTGGCCGGACGATCCGCCATCACTGGTGCCGGACTTCAAATATCCCATCAGCAGTCGGCTTACATACGGATAGCGCGTGGCAGGGTCTGAGTATTCGCGGTAGGTCACTTCGAGCACATCCACCTTCTCTTTGACCACCTGCCGTCCTTGGTCTGCGATAAGAGGCTCACCGGCACCGGCACGCAAGGCCATCTCGATGTTGGCCTTAATCACGGCTACGGGGATGCTGTCGCTGGGCACGGTGCGGCCATCAACGACTACACCAGCACGCGGCCATGAAAGCGTCTGCTCAGGGCTTGTACGGCAGCCCTGCCACGACTGGCCATAAGTCACTTCGAGATAATCGCAGCCGAGAATCAGGGCCGACTCCTTCTGCTGCTGCGCCAAGCCATCCCAGCCAGACAAGCCGCGTGCGGCAACATAGGCATCAGCGGCAGCCACAGAGGCGTAGCTCTCGGCATCAGCCTTGCCGCTGCCATCTTCAGTTATGAGCGCCATGGCCTACCTCAGAAAAGCAAAAGCCCCGCGAAATGCGAGGCTCTGAAATGTGTGCCTGTTGGCCGGACAGGCTCCGGGCTGGCTTTCGCCAGTTACGCTTCGGCAACGATCCAGCCTGCGGCGGAATAGTTGGCGACTTCATCCGGATGCACATCGGCTTCTTCAGGGCCGTCGTCATCCAAATCAATGTCGCGATACATCTGCACCAGCTTGGGCGCTGGGACGGGCGCATCTTCGAGATCCATTTCGGCATCGTCGTCAGGAATCGTCGCCAGCGGCTCCAAGCCTTGGCCGTCGATTTGGACGCCTTCGCCAATGCTTTCTTTCAGCTCAACCTGCTCGCCCTGAATCTCTTCAGCGCCTTGTGTTTTCTTCGCCATGATCATCTCCAGATCAGTGAGAAATCAGCCAGCGGCCGAAGCCGCCGGCTGAGTCAGGATCAGCCCAGCAGAAGCGCCGAATGTTCAGGCTTGATGAGCTGCGAGCCCCAAGCCAGCGACATTTCGTAACGCACCTGGCGATACTGCTTGTACAGCGCGACCTCGAAGGTCAGACCGCTGCGCGGGTCGGTGATCAGCATGCGGTCATCTGCCATATCGCCTTCAACCGGCAATGCTGGTGCACGAGTTGCCAGAATCAGCGAGCTTCGATGGAAAGCCATGTTGGCCGTGTAGCTGTTGCCAACGGTGATCGCGGCATTGTCAGCAACGCCCTGACGCAGGCCCGGCTTCGCAATGCTGAGGAGGCCGCCCGATACCGCTGTGGCCACCACATACTTGTTGGTGTCGCCCGCGAAGGTGATGATGTCGCCGGCCAGAATCGTACCGGTGCCAGTGTCCACAGCGATGGCAGTGGCACCGACGGCATAGCCAGCACCGTTGTTCACCAGGTAGCCGGTGCCGGTGCCCTTGGTCTGCGTTTTGATCTGCGCCGACTCACGCACATCGAGGCCCTGCAGAGGAAGCAGGATACCTTGGCGCAACATGCCGGCATCGCCCGACTCATTGACCTTGCTGAGCTGGCCCATGGAGCGCATCTTGGCGCCGCCGGTGGTATCAATCACCAGCTGCAGGTCATTCTGCGGCGTGCCGTTATCCACCAAAATCTTGCGAATCTGGGCCGGATCGCTCAGGTCGGAGGCAAACGGCGTGGTGCCAGCAGTGCCGTAGGCGCGCGATGCCTTGATGTAGTTGGCGGCCATGTCGGCCTCAACTTCATTGCAGAGCGTGCGCATGGCCTGCTGCATCTGGTTCAGGCGGATGTTGGCGTAGCCGGGACCAGAGTTCACGCCCAGCTGCTCTTCGCCATTCCAGCGGAACGGCACGCCACGAGACTTGGTGATGCGGATCGTGGTGTTTGCCAGGATCTGGTCGCCATCGTTCGGTGCTGTGACGCCCGGCGTGATGTCGGAAGCAACAGCGGCCGGCGCGATTTCGACCACCACATCTTGGTTCAGCGCAGCGCGTGCAGCGTTGGCGTCCAGGGTGCAGGCAGGGATGAAGCCCACCAGTTCGCGAGAAACGATGTCCAGCGACTCATATAGGTCCGGGACCATGCGGGTCAGGGAATTTGCCATTTTCATAACTCCAGAAATGCAAAAACCCGCCGAAGCGGGTCATTATTGGTTTGCTCGTAGGTTCCCGAGCCGGAATGAATCTTTAATCGGTGATTGCGCCGCCTGCTTTGACATGCGCCATCTTTTGGTCAGGCGGCAGCGCATCAAAGGAAGCGCGATTGAGGGTCTTATTACCGCCGCTGCCACCACCGCCATTCGTAGCACCGCCGCCGTTGGCGCCAGAGCTCTTCAGGATGTGGTTCTTGTGCGGGTAGGCATCGACCAGCAGCTCAATGGCTTCATCTGCATCAGCCAGCTCACCAGGTCGTGATCGCGAGAAGAGCTTGTTGCCGCTCTTGTCGTAGGCCACAACCTTGCCGTCTTCCACCTTGAGGCTGGAACCGAAGAGCGCTTGGGCGATTTCCACGCCGGCCGGGCCCTCTGCTGCAAACTTCTCGGCGATGAACTTCGAGCGAGAGAACGCGCCACCAATCAGATGCCCGTTCAGCTGAGACTCAAGCGACTGTGACTTCGCGACGACAGGGGCGTACTTCTCCTCTACCGCCTTGATGGCTTCGGCTTTGATCTTGTCGACTTCGCCGGCATCCACCAGCTGCTTGTCGCCTAGATTCTTCACAGTGGCCAGCGCCTTGATCGCAGCAGCGGGATCAGCGATCCCGTCAAAGCCTTTCAGCTTGCTCTCAGCAGTTTCGGCGCGTTCCCGATGGGTCTTTGCCTCGCTGTTCAAGCGCGTGATCGTGGCGATGGTGCCAGGCGCATCGAAAGCGATG